ATTACCTTTGTAAGCACCCCAAAAAAATGCTTTTTGTGTTGGTTTTAAATACGCATTATTCAAAAAATAAATAACTTCTATTGGCTCATCATAATTTCTAGGTACAAAGTGACATTTTTCATAATCAAACTTTTCAATAATTTCTGCTTTGACAATATTATCACTAATAATCTGATTTATTTTAACTTCTAAAATTCTTGCTAGTTCTTGCAGTTGTGAAAACTTTACATCTGTTTCACCTTTTAAAATTGAATGAATTGTTTGATGAGACATTTTACCATAACCATTTGGTTCATCAGCAGTAAGTAAATGTAATGCTCTACCAGAAGGAGAATGACCTTTTTCTTTAACTAAAGCATTTAAGTTAATTAAATATTTTTTTTTGTCTAACAATTTCATTTGCATAGTTTTACCTCGTAAGTTTTTTTAGTCAAATTTATTGTGTTGTTAAAAATATTGATATAATTTTACATTGTCAATAAGTTTTGACAAATGTATAAAAATATTTATTTTATATAAAATGGAAGTCTTTTGTAATATTTGTCAAAAAACTAAGCAAATTAGGAATAATTTGACAGTTAAGGAAACTAAGGTTTTAGAATTTATAATTAATTTTACTAAAATCGAGAGAAAATCGCCATCTATGAGAGAAATTGCCGATGGTTTAGGTCTAAAATCTTTATCTGGGGTTGATAGATACGTTTATCGCCTCAAAGACAAAGAATATATCGCTAAAACTCCTTACATTAAAAGATCAATAGTAGTTTTGAAGGATATTATTTGTGAGTAAAATCTTCAAAATGGGTGTCCATGTTGACAAATTTATAGCCGATACTGTGCATTTATCAGATGATGAGATAGGCAAATATTTTCGTTTTCTTTGTTATGCTTGGAAGTTACAGGCGAAATTACCTAGTGACGTAAAAAGAATTAATCAAATTGCAAAGAACCCAAACATTAAAAAAACACAGTATTTACTTGATACTTACTTTGATAAAACAGAGCAAGGGTACACCAATTCAGCTCAATGTCACGAATGGAATCATGTTCAAAACGTATCTGAAAAAAATTCTAAAAACGCAAATTTGAGATGGGATAACAAAAAAGTTATGCCAACGGATATGCCTAATAATGCCAGTATAGAGTATAGAGTAAAGAGTATAGAGTATAATAATATAATAGATAAGTGGAATAAGATTATTCCTACTTCCCATATTAAAGTTTTTAACGAACCAAGAAAAAGATTGTTTAAATCAAGGTTTAAATCTTTTTTCAATGAGAGCTACGAAGAATGGGAACAGTTTTTACAACGCATTTCCAAGATACCTTTTTTATGGGGAAACAACGATAGAGGTTGGAAAGCAGATTTTAATTGGGTGTTAAATGAAATTAATTATGCAAAAATCATAGAAGGTAACTACGAAAAAGATCAAAAGCAAGAAACAGTTCACAAAGAAAAAACATATAAAGATTATGTTTGGTTTGTAAAAAAGGGAATGAGAAGCACCAGAATTTCAGATGATATGGTTAGAAAAATGTTTGATGAAAAATTAATAACAAATGAAGAGTTTAAGGCTTGGTAAAAAAGAAAAAAAATAAAAAAGCGATTGAGCTTGGCAGCCAAGAGTTAATTTTAAATGATGATCGTACTCTTACACGCAAGGTTGATGGAGCTAAGTTTCGTTTTGCTTTTTATGGCGAAGATCGTCATTTAGAAAAAGTACATAAATCTGTGTTAGAAAATTATCATGCTAGAGGTATGCTTTGTAATTATGATCGAGGTATTAACGATAAACGTTTCTTTGCAGGCTCAAAGTTTGAACAAATTTGTTATCATGCAGGCTTAGAACAAAGAGTAACCGCCAGTTTAAATGACATGGTAGTTGGAACAAAAGAAGATTTTATTTTAGATAACATAGACGCACACTCGTATTTTCATCAAGTTTGTAAAGAGCTAGGCAAGTTTTGGAATATTTCTTGGTGGGTAATGGTCTTAAATAGACCTGCAAACAAATATAAACGAAAAGGGATGGAAGACTTACAAGAGGCTTTAGATCGGATGGTAACTATCTTTGACTTTTGAATATGACCCTTTGGTTAATTAATCAGCTAATCTGATTTTTTCTTTTTCTTAATCTCCTTATAAGGAGACAAGTTATATAAATGACCATGCTTTTGAAAAAATTCATATAAATTTTTTCTTGCTTGGTTACTACTTTCTTTGTTTATTTGTTTTTGATTTTTCTTTTTATAAGAATTCATCAAAATCATTCCAATCAATTTGATTTGTTTTAATAGTTGGATAATCATTTATAATAAATTTTTTGATTAAACTTTTACAATGCTGGCCACTATCCTTATATCGAAAAAAAACTTCATCAAAGTTTATGTTACTGTGAAATCTTTCTATGTAAATCCATTCTTGATTTTTTTCATCAAACATGAATTTGTCAAAACCTACCGCAAAAGAAACCACAGGTTCATATTTAATTTTAGTTTTAATCATTATACACTCCATTGTGTAAGGGTCATATTCACTTGTCAAAGAACAGTCTTTTTTTAAAGACAGCCTATTATAACATATTGGTTTTTGAGATTTGGCTGTTTTCAGGGATTTTAGGAAATTGCTTTAGGTATTCCGCCAAAAATTAGGTGTTTTACCCTTAAAAGAAATCGCTTTTCCGCCAAAAACTAGACCTAAAATGGCTTATTTTTAGCATTTTGTTAAAAATAATGGCTGTTTTCTGGGCTAAACTTATCCACATTTTTTTTTATGGCATCTTTAGGTCATTTTTTTGACCGCAAGAACCAATGGACATAATTTATTATGTTCTTGTTTTGTTCACTTACGGAGTGCGAGGTAAATAGTCTAAAACAATTAAGATTCAAATTACTACGCAAGCAACAGCCCTCTTAATGAGGGTTTTTTTATTTATGCAAACAGAAACAAAATTGTTTGTGGCTGTAATTATTCAATCACTAATGGATAGTCTTAACAAGTTTATTGATATTGAAAGTAGGAATAGTTATCACCACATCACAGCAAAAGAATGGTTAGGGACTGATGATTTTCGATACATTTGTGAGCTTGCTAGTTTACACCCTAAAACAGTTATAAAAATTTATAAAAAATTTAATCATTACAAAGATTACCTAACACCAGAAACAACAAAGATTTTATTACATGAAGCATTTAGCAGACATAAACAATTATCAATGTAGTTTATACATGGTAAAAAATCAGCAAACAAATAAAACAGAAATCGTTGTTAAGTTTGCAAATTTTGATTCCGATGAAGAGGCATTAGAATTTGCCGAACTATTTCAATTACAATCAAGTATAAATGACATCGAACAATCAACAATTCATTAAAGAGTTAAAAGAGATATTAGAGGTATTAAGTGGCGAGTTCAGAATTGGAAACGATAAAGATAGATACACCATCAACAGAGATAAAAACAAAAAAAGGGGCAAGAGGAAAGTATAAAGGTTCGCTTGTTAAAAAGATTCTTGAAGAGGTATCTTTAGGCGAGGCAATTACTAAAATTTGCAAAAACAATAACATTTCATGGAACACTTGGAACGCATGGTGCAAAAAAGACCCTTCACTTGATGAAGAGTTTCAAAAAGCAAAAGAGCGATCAATTTATTATACAATAGATTCTGTTGAAACTTTAACAAGAGACGCAATAGATAAAGCTAGAAAAGGCGAATATAATATGACAACTATTCGTGCTTTAGATATCCATGTTCGCCACAAACAATTTATGGCTCAAAAAATGGCAGGAAAAATTTTTGGTAGTGATAAAGAGAAATTGACCTTAACAAGTAGTCAAGGTCAAAAACTAGAAATTGAGTGGTTAAAGTAATTAATAATATTCGTAAGTAGGTTTTTTTATTTCTACATTTAAATCTGTTTCTTGACCCCAACCAGTTAAATGTTTTTCGATATTAAATTTTAATGTTTCATAAAATTCGCCTATGTCGTAACAATGACCTTCAAATACAATTTTTTTTGTCACTTTAGGCTGTTTATACTTTAATCTTTTTTTCTTTTTTTCATCGTAGTAATCTTTTTCAGTTCTGACTTTAGTGATTTTTATATCGCCAATGTTTAACATTTTACACTCCATGTGTTATAGTTAATTCGTCAATAGATTTTACACTCCATTGACAATCCCTTACTCTACTCAACTAGGGTAAGGGAAACCTTTTTTAATAATCCACTCGCCTTCATCAGTATATTTGACGTTGGGAGTTCCACTTAATGTTTCAATTTCACAATATGAACAAACATAAGGTGCTAAATCAGTTTCATTATCACAAGTAGGGCAATTTTCAGTAGGTTTTAAAAAACTAATATCAAGATATTCCCATTGACCTTTAATTTTTTTACCTTCATCGTAAAAATTACTCATTGTTTACCTTTTCTTTTAATTCTTTTTTATAATCAAATCCATATTCATCACATAACAAGCATAAATCGTTAAACATATTTTTTAATGTATTATCATCAATGTTTTTAGATATACTTTTATAAGTAGTATAGGCTAAAGCTGTACTATATATTGCGTCAGTTTTTGTTTTCATTGTTTACCTTTCTGAGTATTCATTAAGTATTTCGTCTATTGTTTCGTGATTTTCATGTATTTTGTTTTTTATACTTCTAACTTCATAACTGTATTCACGATTTTCATAATCATACTTTTTATAAACATCAAAATGTTTTTTGCTTTTGCTAAACTTTTTAATAAATTCATTTTTTGTATATGTTTTATAAGCCATTATACATTAACCCATTGAACAGTTAAAAAGATCATTGCATTAATAAACAATACAATAATAAATAATTCTTTACTCATAATTTTACACTCCATATTATTTAATAAAGTAATAATGAAGTAATGCGGTAAAGTCAATATAAAAAATGCTTGTAATTACAATTTATTTCTTTATAAGCACATTATGGCTAAACCAAAAACATTTGAAGTATCAAAACAAGTTAAATTTAATGAAGACTTAAACAACTTTATTGAAGAGTATAGAAGACAACAGCCGAATATACCTAATTATTCGCAAGCTGTGAGAGATTTGCTAGAGGTAGCTAGAAAAGTAGTGAAAAAGAAAAAGCCCTCTAAATAAAGAGGGCTAATAATATTATAATTTATTAAGCCATTGTGAAATATGGCAACCTTCTTTTAGTTCCCACTTTTCAACATTATCATCATGGTTTTTTATAACTTGATCGTATTCTAAATTTGGATATGTTTGTTGAATTAAATCTTGTTGTGTACTGTCTAAGTCTTCATAATAAGTTATATCTATGTCTTTAGTATTACACCATCTAGTTTCATAGTTTCCATTCATTAACATTACTTTGACAGGCACAATTCCTTTATTAACTAATTTGTCTAATTCATTAATATTATCATTTTCTATTAAATTATTAACAGTTTCATTAATATCATTCATAATTTTACACTCCTTTAATTGTTTATAAAGCATTACAACTTTATTATAAATAAGTAAAGAAATAAATTGACATTATTTTAATATATTATATTAGTAAGATATTAATTATTAATGGAGTGTATAAAATGTTAATTAATAGAGAAAAAATACCATTTAATGAAATAGACGACAGTATATTGCAACAAGCTGCAAAAGATTATATTATTGATCATCATGTAATTTACTGTCAATCTTATTTAGTTTCACAAATGTTTGAAAAAAATGTTTTTAATTTTGAAGATTATGAAAATTTTTATTTATCAGATGAACAGATAAAAAATTATCATGGTGTGGAAACTGATGAAGAAATTCAAGAAGTAAGAGACAATGGCGAGGATATACAAGAAGTATATGAACATTGGATTTGTAGTGAGTGGTTAATTGATAAACTAAGAGAACAGGGCGAGCCAATACTATACAATAATTATGGTACATGGTGGGGGCGTACTTGCACAGGTCAAGCGATTGCACTAGATTATAATATTCAAAAATTGGCTTACAATCAAGCCATGAACAAAGAGTTTTATAGAGAACTACAAACAGCTTAAATTATTACATAAAAGGGGGCTATATTAATTTATAGCCTTTTTTTACTTGACTATAAGTCTTTATTACTTTATTACTTTACTTATGAATATACATGATAAGTTTAATTCAACAAATTTTAATAAAACTTTTCCTTTATTATATAAATTTGATAGTTTTAAAATTGTTGACGGAAACATTACTTTTTTTAAAAAAGAAAATTGTTGTGTTTGTAATTGTAGCTTAGAAGGTGTCAATCCGATAAGTTTTATTCATTTTAATAAACCTTATACATATTCTGTTGTTGATGATGTTTTAAGTTCTAAACATATAAAACAATTTAAGTTTTCTAAACCTCTCAAAGAATTAGAGCCAATAGAAAAAACTGGGGAATATGGTTGTTATGATTGCAAATCTAAAATAGACAATTAATCAATTATAAAGCCCTTTAAAAAGTAAGGGCTTTTTTTATTTTTATCTATTGACTTTATACCTTTATTGCTTTACAGCTTTATCTATTAACAAATGGAGTGTAAACCAATGACTAGAAAAGATTATATTAAATTAGCTAATATGTTTAAAAATGCGATTACAATCAACAACGAAGAAAAAGAAATGCTAGGAGAAAAAAACTTCTCAAATCATACTGACAATATACTGTGTGATATGATCAACGAAGTAATAGAAATTTGCGAGAATGATAATCCTAGATTTAACGAAGAGACATTTAGAAACGCTATAAGCAAATAACATATACAACTATATACTAAGCCCTTTATCATTAGAGGGCTTTTTTAATGCCAAATAGTAACGAAATCATATTAAATAGTAATTAATAGTAATAGATCGTATAAGTTAGTAATGGGGTTAAATGGCTTGTTATAAGGGCTTATTACATAATATTATAATACTAACATCATTCTCCTATAAAACAGGCTAACAAGGGCTAATAATGGCTAAAAACAAGCAATAAACAAACAAAATCTGTACAATAGATGTACAAACAAGCAATAAATGGCACAATATAAGGGTTAAATACTGCCTAACTAATGCAAATACAGGCAAAACACAGGCAGACCCACCCCCATTGACTGTTATAAATAAAAATAGGGAGTGATTTTAACCCAAAACAAACTCTCTAAAGGCTTTTTTTAAACCCCTAGAGAACAAAATAGCAACATCTGGTATCATTCGACACAAACAAGGTAAAAACTTGACTACGAGCTAAATATGAAGAAAAAAAAGGTAAAGAAGAAACAACCAAAAGACCCTTTTAAGGAGTTGGTTGATCTAATGCAGAAGAAAACCCGTTACCCAGAGACAATGGGAAGAGGGCAAGTAAAAGGCAATGACGTAGCGAAAATACGAGACATTCTTAATGAAGATAACGATTCCGTATAAACCAAGACCGCATCAAGTTGACGTACACAATAAGTTACAACGATTTAATGTGTTGGTCTGTCATAGACGATTTGGCAAAACTGTATTGTGTATTAACGAGGTACTAAAGAAGTGCTTAGAGAATAGACTTCCTAGACCGAGATACTACTATATTGCTCCAACATACCAAATGGCAAAACGTACTGCTTGGGATTATTTAAAAGAATATACAAGTGTTTTACCAGACGTACAGTACCATGAAACAGAGCTAAGAGCTGATCTACCAAATGGTGGAAGAATACAGCTTTTAGGATGTGAGAGACCAGACAGTCTTCGTGGGTTGTATATGGATGGTGTTATTTTAGATGAGGTTGCACAAATGCCAACGAGGTTATGGACAGAGATTGTTCGACCTGCTTTGTCTGATAGAGAAGGTTTCTTAATTGCTATTGGTACACCGCAAGGACACAATGCCTTTTGGACTTTATACGATCACGCAAATCATCAAGACGATTGGTACGCAGAAACATTTAGAGCTTCGGAGACAAACATTATTTCCGAGTTAGAATTGAATGAAGCAAAAGCATTAATGCCACCTGAAATATACGAGGCAGAATTTGAATGTAGTTTTGACTCCTCCGCAATAGGTTCAATATATGCAAGAGGATTAAATAAAGCGGATGATGATAAAAGAATTACAAAAGTACCTTACGATGAAAGTATGAAAGTTAATACATTCTGGGATTTAGGAATGGCAGATAAAACCGCTATATGGTTTGTCCAACAAAAGGGTAGTGCTTTTCATATTATAGATTACTTGGAAGAGAGCGGCGAGAGTTTAGAATACTACGCCTCTGCTTTGCAAGACAAAGGGTATGTGTATGACACGCATTATCTACCGCATGATGCTAATGTCCGAGAAATTGGAACAGGGGTATCAAGGTTAGAGACTGCACAAAGTTTAGGACTTAGAACAGCTATTGTTCCCAAGTTAAGTATAGAAGACGGAATTAATGCAGTACGCATGATTCTTGCTCGTTGTTGGTTTGACCATGAAAAATGTAAAGACGGATTAGACGCACTTCGTCAGTACAGATGGGCTACCACCGATAAAGGAGAAACAAAAAACAAACCCGTACATGATTGGACATCGCACAGTGCAGATGCCTTTCGGTACTTTGCAGTAGGAAAAAATCAATCAAGTGAGTGGAGTACAGATATTGAGTACCCACATTTAGGAATTATTTAATGGCAAAATTATCAAAAACAAAATTATTGACGTTAATCTCACAGGAGGTGCAAAACTCTTTAGGATTTTACTCAAGTGAATTAGCAGAACAACGCAAAGACGCAATCAAGTATTACTTAGGCGAGCCTATTGGTAATGAAACAGAAGGTCGATCTAGTGTTGTTAGTCAAGATTTATTAGAAGTTGTAGAGGCAATCCTCCCGAGCCTTATGCGAATGTTTACACAGCAAGACAAAGTAGTAAACTTTGAACCAACGCAACCAGAAGATGTGCCATACGCAGAACAAATTTCTGATTACTGCAATCATATTTTTACAAAAGACAATAATGGTTTTCACATATTGCATAGTATGTTTAAAACAGCATTACTGCAAAAAAATGGTTTTTGTAAAATTTATTGGAAGACTTCTAAAGAACAAAAAAAAGAAAGTTATAAAAATTTAACAGAGGCAGAATACCAAGCATTACAAATAGATAATGAAGTAGAAATTATTGGTGTTGATAGCAGAGAAGAGGACATGATGGGTATGCCTCAAACATTGTATGATGTTGATGTTAAAAGAGTACAAGATTATTCCCGAGTACAAATAGACCCTGTACCACCAGAGGAAGTATTAGTTAGTAAAAGAGCTACATCATTACAAGATTGTGATTTTATTGCACAGCGAGTAATGAAAACGGTTTCTGAATTAATCGACATGGGTTACGACAGAAAACAAGTAGAAAGTTTACCAAGTTCCGAAGAACAAATTTATAATAGCGAAGCAATCGTTAGACGTAGCTACGATGATGAAACAACTGACATGGATGCAAGCATGGTTGACCCTGCTCTTCGTGTAGTGCAAATTACCGAGTGCTACATGAAAGTTGACATGGATGGCGATGGTATTGCCGAGCTTAGAAAAATTACTGTTGGTGGTAGTGGTTATAACAATTACGTTGTATTAGAGAACGAAGAAATACCGCTTATTCCTTTTGCGATGGTATGTGCTATTCCAATGCCTTTCCGTTTCTTTGGTTTATCGTTTTATGATTTACTTGCTGACTTACAGTTAGTTAAAACAACTATCCTTAGAAATACATTAGACAATATGTATTTCCAAAACAACGCAAGAACGATTGTCGTTGATGGTCAAGCAAACCTTGATGATCTACTAACCAGTAGAGCAGGTGGTATTGTGAGAGTTAAATCTCCAAATGCAGTAACACCATTACAAACACCTAACTTTCTAAATGATGGTTTAGCTATGTTAGGCAAAATAGAAGAATTAAAAGAACAACGATCTGGTGTACCAAAACAACATTTAGGATTAAACCCAGACACCATTAATAAATCACATACAACAGCAACATCAACTAATCAGATGATGCAAGCTTCTACGCAACGTATTGAATTAATAGCGAGAAACTTTGCCGAAGGAGTAAAAGATATATTTAAAAATATTTTAGCGATTGTTTGCGAGTATCAAGATCAAGAACGTATCATTCGTCTTCGTGGTAACTTTGTACCAATGAATCCGAGAGAATGGACAACAAGATACGATGCAACAGTACAAGTAGGATTAGGAACAGGTAATCAAGATCAACGCCTTCAAGTATTACAACAGGTACTTAACGTACAAGAAAAATTAATACAGGCAGGCGGAATGGGTACATTAGTGACTCCACAAAATGTCTACAATACATTACAGAAATTTTTAGAAAATGCAGGATATAAGGATGCGAGTCAGTTTTTTGTAAACCCTGCTACTGTACCCCCACAACCACCTCAACAAAAACAACCCGATCCTGCAATTCAATTAGCGGCACAACAAGTAGAAATGCAAAAACAAAAAGCAATGGCAGACATAGACATTAAAAATAAAAAATTACAATTAGATGAACAGAAACTAGCGGCTCAACTTATTAAAGATCAAAATATTGAGAACATTGAAAAAGAAAAACTAGCTTCTAAAATTATTGAACAAGGATTAAATTAATGATTAATTTCACCCCTTTTCCTCAAAGCACTATTGCTCAAGAAATAATAGATAAAAATTTAACAAACCCTACACCTAAACAAAATACAGGTATATTTCGTAACCCTCAATTTGATTTACGAACAGAACAAGGTTTGCCTGCTGATGCGTTATATCCAAATCCACAATTAGATTTTTCCGCAGAAGATACACCAACTGACCCTTGCCCAGAAGGGTATATGTTAGTTGATGGTGTATGCCAACCCATAGAACAATTTGGTCAATCATCATACCAACAAGATAATGGAAAATCTTTTGAAGAAGAACGAGCAGAAGAAAGACCTTATATGTCTATTGAAGATATGAAAAATGCAAGTGATGAGGATTTTTTAGATTACATGACAAGTGGTTTTTTAAAAAATAGTCCTCTTGGTTATCTTCCAAGTAAAGGCACAAAAGTTACAATGAGTAATATGTTTATGCCTTCACAGTTTCAATTACTCTTTGGTAAACAAAATGAAATGCGTAAAAATTTTATTAAAGATGAATTAACAAGAAGAGGTTATTTTACAGGTAATTTTGATAAAAATAAAAATCCTCTTTTTGATATTGGCAGTAAAAATGTCAATACAAACACAGGTGGTATAGAAAGTTTACTTCCACAAAATGTTCAAGGACAACCTGTGACTGATGTATTCGGAGACACTTATCAGCAAGTAGCAAATGATGGACAAGGTAATACAGGTTATACCTTTACCTCTGGCACACCATTACCTACTGTTTCACAACAAACACAAACAGGTGTTGATTATGGAACAGGAAGAGGTGGTACTAAATTTGTTAAATTTAATGACCCTGCTGATAATTACTATGATGATACATCAGGAGTGTAATGGAAAAAGAAAAAGAAATACAAAAAGGAAATAGAGCCAAACAAATATTAGAAGATGAAATATTTGCAGAGGCAGTAAAAAGAGTTTCAGACGAGTTAGACCTAGAATGGATTAATTCGCCTGTAAGAGACACGGAAGGGCGAGAAAAAATTTACATGATGAAAAAAATGTTAAATGTCCTTTTGGTGCAACTACGATCTGTTATGGAAACAGGTAAACTAGCATCCAAACAGATCAATCAATAATCTAAATAAGGAGTTACAATGGCAGACACGCCTCAAGAGGAATCTGCTGTTTCAAAACCAACCTATACAACAGATGAAACAGCAAAGGCTTTCGCTACCCTTTTAAATAACGAGACTGCAAGGAACGAAGAGCCTACAACGGAAGTATCAGAAAGTAAGGAAAGTGATCTTGAACAAGACACCACCGAACTTACATCAGACGATATAGACGTCAACGACATAGTAGATAACGAAGAAACTATTTCAAACAGCGAAGAGACACTTTACGAAATTACTGTCAACGGACAGAAACAACAAGTTACCCTCGATGAGCTTATGAAAGGTTACTCTAGGGAATCAGACTATACCAAGAAAACAATGGAGCTAGGAGACAAGCGAAGAGAAATAGAAACTTTGCAAGGTGACTTAGCGAAAGAGTTAGAAGCAGTCAAAAATTCTAAAAGTCAATATGCACAACAACTAGATGATCTAACACAACAGTTAGGCACTAAGGAACAAAATATAGACTGGGAAACTTTATATCAAGATGACCCTGCGGAGTATGTTCGCAAAAAAGCAGAGTCAGATAGACGTAAAGAAATGTTGCAACAAGCACAAGTTGAAAAGCAACGTCTTCAAGAAGAACAACGAACAGAGCAAGAGAAAGTATATAGCGATTACATTGCAAAAGAACGTCAAATCTTAGAAGAAAAATTACCAATCTATAAGAATAAAGAAAAGAGAGAAGCATTTGTTAAAAACTTAACAAACTTTGCTAAAGAGAATGGTTATACTGACCAAGAAATTGCAATGATGGTAGATCATCGTGCAGTTATGTTGTTAGCTAACGCTTACAAATACGATCAGTTAAAGAAAACTAAACTCTCTGGTAAAAAAGTAAATACTCCTCCTAGAATTGTTCGACCTAATGCGTCTAATGTGACGGAAGCATCTAACGATAAACAACGTATTGATCGCAGAATGACTAAACTGAAAAAATCTGGATCACTTCGAGATGCACAATCGGTGTTGAAAGAAATGATGCAAAACGAATAGGAGTTAAAAATGGCTGTACCTACAAATACAGTAGAAACTTTTGATCGTGTTGGTATAAGAGAAGACTTGGCTGATGTTATTTACAATATAGCACCAACTGAAACACCTTTCATATCAAATGCGGCATCAGGTTCAGCGGCTCAAACTTTACATGAGTGGCAAACAGACGGACTAGCAAATGCAGGAGCAAATGCTCAAAAAGAAGGCGATGACTACGCACTAGGTAGCAGAGCTGCAACAACAAGACTAAACAACTACACACAAATCTCTGCTAAAACAGTAGGTGTGTCTGGCTCTGACCAAGCAGTAACAAATGCAGGTCGAGGAGACGAACTTGCTTACCAATTAGCAAAACTTGGTAAAGAGTTGAAGAGAGATATGGAGTTTGCAAACATTGGTGTAGAAAATGCAAAAGCATCTGGTTCATCTGGCACAGCTAGAGAATCAGCATCAGTAGGCACATGGTACGGAGGTAACATCGCAGGTACTTCTTCAAGTGCAGGAAACTTCTCAACTAATGGTTCTCCAAGTGCAAGCCCTGCAGGTACGGGAGCTACTGCAATCGCAGGTGGTACTAACAGAACTTTTACAGAAGCATTGTTAAAAGCAGGTCTAAAAAAATGTTACGAGCTAGGTGGAAACCCAGACGTAGTATTAATGTCTGCTTCACATAAACAATTAGCATCTGCATTTTCTGGTGTAGCAACACTATACAAAAACGCTGATGACAAAACTGTTATCGGTGCAGTAGATGTGTATGTGTCTGACTTTGGCGAAGTAAGTTTCGTACCAGACAGACATCAACAAGCTAACAGAGTTGATATTTTGGAAATGGATAAATGGGAAGTATCTTACCTAAGACCATTCCAAACTAAAGACCTAGCATCAAGCGGAGACAACGATAAGAAACTACTCTTAACAGAGTGGACTCTTACTGCAAGATCGCCAAATGCTAACTACGGAATATTTAACTTAACTGCATAATTGTAGTCATAGGATAAGGAGGGGGTTTACCCCTCCTATTTAATTTTAACATGAGGATATAACAATGCGTGGAATGAAAAAAAGAGCAAAGAAAAGTAAAAAATCTCCAGTCTTCAATGAAGATAAAAAGAAAAAAGTTAAAAAGAAAAAGAAAAAGTAATGAGTAAAAAAATCTGGCTTGATGAAAATACAAGTAAGAGTGTCATTAAAACTAAAATGCACATTGACGAAAGTGAAAACAAATATCATTTTGAAGATGTGCAAGACATTCAACCCATACTAGAACGTAACAAGTTTGAAGCAAAAAATGATTTGTATAAGGTTCGTGGTATGCAAGATGCAAAAATGTATAAAGTTGCATCTATCCCTTTGATTGTAATTCAACAGCTAGCACAAAAAGGAATTATGTCTAATGCAGGTCGCATTATAGACAAAGATCGTTTTAAAAAATGGTTAAACGACCCAGAAAATAGACACTTTAGAGTATATCAAGGAAATGTATAATGGCACTAGACACTTTTGCAAATTTAAAAACAACAATAGCAAATTATCTCAATCGTGATGATTTAACTGCGTACATTCCTGATTTTATTTCTTTAACAGAAAAAAGATTGAATAGAGAGTTGCGTGTTAGAGAAATGATTAATACTGATACCAGTACAACAACTGTTTCTGGTACACAGAATTATAATTTACCAACTGGTTTTATTGAAGCAATAAGTGTTATTTTTCAAAGTGACCCATTTACAACTTTATCTTATATTAGTAATCACGACTTTTATCGTAGTTATAATTC